TTACTAAAGAACCTTTAGGTGATGAATGGCATGACTCTAAATTATACGGTACTTTAGAGGGAGTAATTGATAAAACCGGGGAATATTCTTTAGAAGATAGATATAATGACATATACCACGCTAAAGCTTATATTGGTTTAGGTAGTGGTTTAAGTTGGCTAGCCTGGTCAACCCCAACACCAATTATTCTAATTTCAGGATTCTCTAAACCATATACTGAATTCCAAAACTGTGAAAGAATTTTTGATTTTAGTTCAGATCTATGTACAGGTTGCTTTAATAAACATTGGTTAGACCCAGGTGATTGGGAATGGTGTCCCGAACACAAAAACACTCCTCGTCAATACGAATGTACTAAAAATATTCAATCACAAAAAGTAATTGATGCTTTAAATAAAACACTTAATATTTATTAATATGGAAACAAAAGTTTTAACTCAAGAAGAGCTTACACAATTAAGAGATTTACAATCTAAACAAAATGATCTTTTAATGGATTTAGGTTCAGTTGAATATAGAATATCACTATTAGAACAAAATAAAGCGATATTAAAAGCTCAAGTAATAGAGCTAGAAAATTTAAATAACGAATTAGGATCTAAACTAACTGAAAAATATGGTAGTGGGAATCTTAATTTAGAGACCGGAGAAATTACTGTAGAGTAATTTTCTGCTTTTTAGTTATATTTAATGGTTTTATGAAGACTTTTGAAAAGAAATCACATATTTATAATAAAACTAAAAATATAACTTGCAATGGCAGAAACTTTAATTTCACCTGGGGTATTAGCTAGAGAAAATGATAGTTCATTTATCACGCAACAGCCTGTAACTGTAGGAGCCGCTATTATAGGTCCAACTGTAAAAGGCCCTGTAGAAATTCCTACTGTAGTTACCACTTATTCGGATTATTTAAATAAATTCGGTGGTACTTTCTTAAGCGGTGGTCAAGAATACAGCTACCTTACTCAAATAGCTGCTTACAATTATTTCCAACAAGGTGGTCAAACTCTACTAGTAGCTAGAGTAGCTTCAGGTTCGTTTACTTCTGCCACATCAACTAATATCTATTCAAATGCTGAAAGTGGAGTAGTACCAATTGGAATCTCTCTTTCAGGCTCAGTTACTCAAAACGTTTCAGCTTCTGCGGGTACATACAATATCCCTTCTTCATCGGTTACTACAAGTGGAACTGGTACTGGCCTTTCGTTTGATGTAGTAGTTGCTAACCCTAGTGGTAGTGTAGTATCTAGTCTTATAGTTTCTGGCTCAGGTACAGGATATGCTGTAGGTGATACAATTACTATCCCTTCATCTTCTTTAGGAGCAACCTCAGCTTTAGGTACTAACTTAGTTATTACTTTAGAAGCTGTTGATATTGTAAATAATGTCGCCTTTACTTTAAAAACCATTTCTGAGGGTGTTATAATGAACAACTCAGGTTCAGAAGGTACAAATGGAATTCTTTCTAGTGGTTCAGCAGATAACGTAAGATGGCAAATTACTAACTCTAATACTTCTTCAGGTACTTTTGATCTTTTAATTAGACAAGGTAATGATACAGCTACAGAGCCTATTGTATTAGAAACTTGGACTAACCTATCACTTGATCCAACACAACCAAACTTTGTTTCTAGAGTAATTGGTGATAGTTACCAAACATACAATTCAAATGAAAACTATGTAGAGGTATTAGGTAATTTCCCTACTAATTCTAGATACGTGTACGTAAGTGCTGTAAATAATCCTACTCCATATTATTTTGATAATAATGGAACTCCAAAAACACAATTTACTGCTTCACTTCCACTCAACGCAAGTGGTTCATTTAATGGAGCATTAGGAAGCATTTTAACAGGTACTGGTAATTACTACAACAATATCAGTGCTTCAGATACTCAAGGTTTAGTAGGAGGTAATTATGATCATATGATTGCTTTAATGGCTAATCAAGACGATTACAGATTTAATGCAATCTCAGTTCCTGGTTTAACTATTGCTGATAATGCTTCTCAAGTAACTACTTTAGTAAATAATATCCAATCTAGAGGTGATGCAATTGCAGTAATAGATACTAGAGAATTTGGAGCCTCAATCTCAGAAGCTACAACTTCAGCACTTACAATCAATAGCTCATACGCTGCTACTTACTGGCCTTGGTTACAAACAATTGATCCAGGTACTGGTCAATTAGTATGGGTACCAGCTTCAACGTTAATTCCTGCTGTATACGCGTTCAATGACAGTGTATCTGAACCATGGTTTGCACCTGCCGGAATCAATCGCGGTGGATTAGACACTGTAGTAAGAGCCGAAAGAAAACTAAGCCAAGCTAACCGTAACGATCTTTACACAGGTAATGTAAACCCAATTGCTACTTTCCCAGGACAAGGTGTTGTAGTATACGGTCAGAAAACATTACAGAAAAAAGCATCTGCACTTGATCGTGTAAATGTTAGAAGATTGTTAATCGCCCTTAAGTCTTACATTTCTCAAGTAGCTAATAACTTAGTGTTTGAACAAAACACAATCGCTACAAGAAACCAATTCTTAAGCCAAGTTAACCCATACCTCGAATCAGTTCAACAACGTCAAGGTTTATATGCGTTTAGAGTAATTATGGATGATTCCAACAACACTCCAGACGTAATTGATAGAAACCAAATGATTGGTCAAATCTATCTACAACCAACTAAGACTGCTGAATTCATTTACCTCGACTTCAACATCTTACCAACTGGAGCTACTTTCCCAGCGTAAAAGTTGTAATTAGTAATATTTATAATAAAATAAATAATATAGCAAAATGGCAGTATTAGACCCAAACGAAATATTTTTCACAGCGTTTGAACCAAAACAGGCAAACCGCTTTATCATGTACGTAGATGGTATTCCATCTTACACAATCAAAGCAATTTCAGCTGTTACTTTCGAACAAGGTGAAGTAGTACTTAACCACATTAACGTGTACAGAAAGGTTAAGGGTAAAACCACTTGGTCAGATTTAACAATGACGTTATTTGATCCAATCACACCTTCTGGAGCACAAGCTGTAATGGAATGGGTACGTTTACACCACGAATCAGTAACAGGTAGAGATGGTTATTCAGACTTCTATAAGAAAGATTTAACTATCGATGTTTTAGGTCCTGTAGGTGATATCGTTTCTGAATGGGTAATCAAGGGAGCATTTATCAAGGGTGGTAACTTTGGTGAATACAACTGGGATACAGAAAATACTGCTATCAACCTTGAACTAACACTTGGTATGGATTACTGTGTATTGAACTTCTAAGAAGTTTTTTACCAAAATTAAATTTGAGCTTGGCTTTGCCAAGCTCTTTTTTTATATTATATTTATAATAGACAAACTAGTTTTATTAAATAAAAATTTATGAGCGAATTTAAAATACCAACAGAAATAGTTGAGTTACCTTCAAAAGGTTTACTATACCCCGAAGGAAATCCTTTAGCAGAAGGAAAAGTAGAAATGAAATATATGACTGCTAAAGAAGAAGATATTCTTACTAACCAAGCATACATTAAACAAGGTGTTGTATTAGATAAACTATTGCAATCTCTTATTGTAACTAAAATTAATTACGATGATCTAATTGTAGGTGATAAAAACGCACTTATGGTTGCTGCTCGTATTTTAGGTTACGGTAAAGACTATAGTTTTGATTATGATAGTGAATCTTATACAGTAGATTTATCAACCCTTGATAACAAACCCTTTAATGAGTCTTTAATTACTAAGGGAGTAAATGAATTTAGTTACACTTTACCTAACTCAGGAACTGATGTAACCTTTAAAATTCTTAGTACCTCTGACGAAAAAGCTATTGATGCTGAATTAGCGGGTTTGAAAAAAATTAACAAAGACTTATCCCCTGAATTATCTACTCGATTAAAGTATATTATTACCTCAGTAAATGGTAATAGAGAAACTAAAACTATTCGTGAATTTGTAGATAATCATTTATTAGCTCGTGATTCAAGACTACTTAGAGAATATATTCGTCAAATCCAACCAGATGTTAATCTAACATTTATTTCAAATAGCGGTGAGGAGGTCGCTATACCAGTAAATCTTAACTTTTTTTGGCCTGACGCCTGAGATAGCCTCACAAGCCAGAATGAATTTATTTACCCAAATCCATGAAATAGTTTTTCATGGTAAGGGTGGGTATGATTGGCATACTGTTTATTCTATGCCTATATGGTTAAGAAAATTTACTTTTCATAAAATACAAGAATTTTATAGTGAGGAATCTAAATCTGCTGAACAAGCTGGAAAAAGTTCTAATAAAACAACAGCAGTTGATTCATCCGGAAAAGTAAACACTCCAGCATTTGCGCAAGCATCTAAGCCTTTTAATAAAATGAGTTATAAGTAGTAATATTTATAACAAATGCTTTATAAATGACTCCCGAAGAAGAATTAAATTCATACAAAAAACGTATAGAAGCAGCTTTAAAGTTAGACAAGCTTGATAAAGCTCGTAGGGATCGTTATCAGCAAGAATATAAAAGTTTATTAGCTAATAATGCCGCATTAGAATCATTTAAAACTTTATCTGAGGATATTAATCTAATTCTTGACCAAATTTCAGACGATTTAGATTATGTTGTAAAATCCTTTAAGGAATCTGTTACAGAATTATCTAAAGGTAAAAATTTAATTCAACAACAAAAATCAGCACTAGATAAATTAGCAGATGTAGCTAAAGAAGTATTAAATGTTAGAAGAGGTGATGCCGATTTAGATGATAAAAAGTTTAAAAAGCTTACAGAACAAACTAATAAACAATTAGACAGTTTAAGAATTATTAGAGACACTCTAAAAATTCAGGGGCAATCTACTGATGAAATAGACCAACAAATTAAAGATGTTGAATTAATCAGACAAGGCTTTGCTAAAGTTTTAGAAGTAGATAGAAAAATTAACCGAGAATTAGGTTTTATACCTCAGGTTGCCGAAGGTATAGATAAAGCTTTATCTAAATTAGGTCTTCCTGAATTAGGATTTGCTGAGGCTTTACAAGAAACCAAAAGATTAGCTCAAGAAGCTGATAGTTTAGGACTTAAATTTAATGCTGTTAATAAGTATATTGAGTTAATAGCAGATAATTTTACAAGTGCTTTTACTCCTGCTAACTTATTTCAAACTTCTTTATTATCTTTAGTTAGTGCAATTCAAACTTTAGATGAAGATACGGGTCAATTAGCTAAAAATTTTGGCATCTCATATGCAGCCGCCGCAGGAGTATCAAATGAGTTAAATACTGCAGCTAATGCTTCTTATTTACTTAATGTTAACACACAGGGTTTAACAGAAGCTTTTATTGAATTAAATAACCAATTTGGAACATTTGCCCAAGTTAGCACTGAAGCTTTAACTACCTTTACTAGATTAACTAAAGAAGCTGGATTGTCTACTGAAGCAGCTAGTATGCTGTTTAGAACTACAATACTTACTGGTAAAGAAGTAGAAGCTACCACTCAAGAATTTTTAGGTGAAGCCTCAGCCTTAGCCGCTACTAATGGTATAGCTTTAAATCAAAAACAAATTCTTGAAGCTATTAAAGATGTATCTCAAGCCACTTTATTATCATTTGGTGGTCAAGCTGATAAATTAGCAGAAGCTATAGTACAAGCTAAATTATTAGGGGTTAACTTAGGTCAAGTAGAAGATATAGCTCAATCCCTACTTCAATTTGAATCATCTATTTCCTCAGAATTAGAAGCTGAATTACTAACGGGTAAACAACTTAATTTAGAAAGAGCAAGATTAGCAGCTATTAATAATGATTTAGCAACTGTAGCTTCTGAAATAGCTAAACAAGTAGGTACAGCAGCTGAATTTACTGCTATGAACGTTATTCAGCAAGAAGCTTTAGCAAAGTCTGTAGGTTTAACTCGAGAAGACTTAGCTAAATCATTAATTGAAAGAGAAGCACTAGCTAAACTTTCAGGAGTTGAAGGTAAAACTGCTCAAGAAAGATTTAATACTTTAGTTAAAGAAGTAGGTTTAGAAGAAGCTAAAAAACGTTTAGGAGATGAACAATTAGCAAATCAATTAGCAGGTCAATCCGTTCAAGAAAGATTTACAGCTGCTCTTTCAAAATTGCAAGAAATATTTGTTTCTATTGCTGAACCTTTAATGCCTGTGTTAGATGTTTTTGGTAAAATTGCCGAAATAATAGCTCCTATAGCAGGCTATATGGGTGAAATACTCAAATTTACAGTTGAAATAGGTAAATATCTTCTTCCTGTTTATGGTTTATATAAAGGAATTCAAGCAGTAGAAAAAGCTAACTTACTTTTAGCCTTAGCTAAGATGGATATTCGCAGCATGGGTATAAAACAATTCAAAGAAGAATTAGCATTATCCAGAGCTCAGGGATTAATTGAGAAGGGTAGATTATTTACACGTCAAGCTTTATTGTTTGTAGCTAACCAAGAATATAGAACCGAAGTTTTAAAAACAGCTCAATTAAGTTTACAAAATTTCTTTCAAAAGATTAGTTTAGGACTTAATCAGGCTATAGCAACTATAAAACTTCGTCAATTAACTACTACTATTAGAGAAGTAGCAATGCAAGCTGTCTTAAAAGCTAGATTATTGGGTTCATTTTTAATAGATATTGGAAGATTTGTAGCTAATGCCGCTATTTCACTGTTTAAAATTAACCCACTTTTAGGTATAGCTGGAGGTATAGCAGCAACTGCCGCTGGTTTTGCTTTATATAATCGTTTCAAAGGAAATGACGTTGTATCTCCTGGATATGGTAAACGTACTTTATTAGCTCCTGAAGGTGCTATTGATTTAAATGATAAAGATACAGTAATAGCAGGTACTAATTTAGGAGGAAATACCCAACAATCTTCTGGAGGTGCTTCTGTAAATATGGCTCCTTTAGTAGCCGAGTTACAAGCTATTAAAACCTTACTTAACACAGTATTAACTAAAGAAGGAACTATTAATATTAACGGTGCTACTGTAGCTACTGCTATCTACCCAGATATTCAAAGAATGTCTAGATTAAAAGATTTTAAAACTCAATAAGTTTTTAATATTTATAAATAAAACAACTATGGGACTATTAGACAAATTAACACAACAAGGTTCAGTATTGACTCCTTATGATGGTAAGACTCCTAAAGTTAATCCTTTAGCTACTAAGCAATCTAAATTACATGCTGATGGTAGCCAACCAGGATATTCTTTAGATGGTTCAGCTGCTTCTATTGTATCTAACGATTATACTGCATATGATGATGGATACAATAATACTTTACCACAACCATCACAGTTAGACCTTAACGGAAAAACACCAGCTAAGTATTTAGACAATCCTCCAGGATAATATTAAATGCCTTTAGTACAATTAGTAACCGACTTAAAAAGCCTCAAGTACGGTAAGGATACCCCTGGAGGCGGATATAGTGGACAACCCTATATCCAGGCTAAGATTCCAGATGGTTTAGAACCAAAATCTCCTGACTTTATTTTAAGAGGAGGTTACTTAACTGTAGGAGATTCTTTAACAGATATCAAAAGACTAACTAAAATGTTTTTTGATTTAAAGTCTCCTAATGGGTTATTTTTTATTGCTAAGCAAAACGTTTTATCTAACTCAGCTGCTCGTACCCAAACAAGTGGTGTATTAAACGAAGGTATTTATACTCCATTAAATACACTAGCTGAGGCGGGTGTTATAGCTTTTGGAGGCCATTTAAATAAACAAGGAATAAACCCGTTTGCTCAAACTGGGGCATACGCTATAGGTGATGGGTTATATAATTCTGTTGTAAAACCTTCTCAACCTCTTGCAGAAAATAGACTAGTTAGCTTATTTGAAGCTATTGATAAAAACGAAGCAATTCGCAACTGGAATTTTTCAGGAATTAACTTAAATGTAGGTGATAACGATATTTTATCATATAGGGGCGGTCCAGGTTCTATATTAGGTGTAGGTACTACTAATATTAGATTTGCTGATAAAAGAACCGGTAATAATAACCCTTTAAAAGTTTCCACCCCAGGTTATTTTTATGGTAAAAATCAACAAAGATCTGTTGATATTAATAACCAACAAGTTGGTGGTTTAAAAGTAGAACCTTTTAAATCTTGGACTTGGAATGGTCCTAATATAGTTACACCCTATGCTAGTTATCCCCTTTCAAATTTTTTACCAAATTTTGATCTAAATAAGCCCCAATCTGGCAGTTTAAGTATAGTTCCACAAGGTCCTTTAACTTGGACTCCTCAACACTCTGGTTCTACGTTTAACACTATAAATCTACCTAAAATATTATCCTCAGGTAGTTCAGCAGTTTATCAAAATTTAGCTATAAAAGCGGGTGTTAATGCTGATAATGCTAAAATCGATAATGATTTTGATCATACTCAAGTTAGTGTTTATACTCAAGGTAATACATGGCCTGAAACTAATAATGATTTAGTTTATGCCAACAATACGTTTACTTATAATCAGATAGATTTAATAAATCAACCTGAGACTGAAGGTAAATTAACTAGTTCTCCTAAAAC